GTTTCCCAGTCACGATCAATTGCTGTAAGTGTCTTTGTTTTGATAAGTACCGTCTATATAGACTTGAACTGCGTTCTCGCTTGTCGGTGTAACCCCTAACGCTAATGTCGTATCGCTGTTGTCTCCTGTCATGGTTGCTATAACCATGTTTGATCCTTGCACATTATTTAGTGCTGAGTAGATTGTAATAACTCTGCCGTTAGCAGGAGCTGTAGAAAAAGTGACGGTTGTTCCTGAGACTGTATAAGTATCATGAGCTTGGAACACACCGTCTATAAATACCATAAGTTGTTGTTCGCCAGATACTGCGTTGGATATAGTGAAAGTGGTATCACTACCATCGCCTGCAAAGATATTAGTAACTAAGAAGTTACCTTCACCAACATTCCCCCAAGCAGAGCCTGAGTAACCTTCAAACTTAGACGATGTGGTATTGAATCTTAGATCTCCTGCAACAGGCGAACTTGCTCTTTGTGCTGTTGTACCTGTTGGCACGTTAAGAGCTGTATCAAGCTCTCTGATTGTTTTGCCTGCCGGGAGAGTACAGAACACATCTTTTGTGCCTGCACTAAAATTAACAGCGCTGTCGCTGTTAGAACTAGAAAGGATAGTTGTTCTGGATAGCGTGTCTGGCGAAGCATCGGTAACTGTTCCGATACCTACTTCAAACTCCGCCGTACCTTGGCCTGCAATACAGTAGTAAGTAACGTTACTGTTACCTATACCAGCGACAAAGGTTTCAAAACCGGTAGCCGCACCCGCTAAATTTAAGGTGCCTGTACCAGTTGTAGTGGTAGTTTCCTTTACCCTGTCGTTAAGGACGAAAGCCACTTTGCTTTCTCCTTACGCTATTCTAATAATAGCTGTAGACGCAGCGGCGGCAGGAAATACTATTGTAAAATCACCAGCAGTGGATGTCTTATCTCCACCAAAGTCTATGGTAGCAACTGATTTATCACTATTAGTGTCGTTGTAGATCATACAACCTCTAGCAGTAATCGTAGCCGTATTAAAAGTAAGGTCTGCGAAATCAGTAAAGCCTGTAGTACCAGAACTTGTTGGTGCAACTTTAGTTAAAGTCCCTCCACCTGTAGTGTAGTTAGTACCACTTGCTTGACCTGTAGTAGTAAAAGCAGTTGTCGTAGCCCCTAAAGTTGCTGAAGACGTGTAAAGCGCTAGTTTAAAAGCGTTACCGTTAGTAGCAAAATTATGAGTTGCCGTTAAAAGCTCTTTTTTAAAGCTGGTTGTCAGCGTAGATGTTATAGCCATAATTATATCCTTTTTACTATGTTAGCTAGTTCTTCTTCTCCTCCCTTTAACAGTTCTTGAATCAAACTAGCTTTGTAAGATTTTATAGCATTTTTTATGTAAATTAAACAAACCTTTTTTATCTCCTCTTCATACGCTTTTGCTTGCGCCTCGATATGTGGCTCTAAGTCCTCAGAAGTGCCCACTAACTTCTCTGTTAATCGCTCTGCCCAAAACTCTGGTGGATGGCCACCGTAATTAGTTGTTTTTGCTTCGATAATTCCTAGCTCTGGTAATCCTTCGGGTGTTATTTTATCTACCATTTTTTCGGCTCCGGTGGTTTTAAATGAGAGTCGTAACGATCAATTAAAACATTTTCTTGTTGAACAATGCTGCGCACAGCTTCGCTTTTTCTTCTTACCGTTAGTCCTGTCTCTTCAAGCACAGGAACCAGTGGATCCGCTAGCCTATGGTAGCCGTAGAGTTTTTCTTCGTCCGGCACGTCTGCATCTAACAGTCCGCTAGTCTTTGCCACCTCTATCTGCATCCCGGCATCGCTGCACTTAGACAGCCAAAACTCTGTGCAAGCTCTCCCTGATTCAGCAAAGTGTATGTTTTCTTTGTATGAAAAATCTACGCCAAAAAGTTTTAGTGTGCCGACTTGTTGATACAAAGCAAAAGCTACTGCGTATGCTGTGGTGTTGTTTAGGTAGTGACAGTTTGTAGTAGAGACAACTTCTTTTATAGGATACTCAACCAAGCCCGGACAACGATCGTCTAGTTCACAAGTGTAGATAGGGCCTTTGTGGTCTAGTAATACTTCGGTCATACCGCTAGTTTGTCCGCCAGCATCGTCGGTATCTAAAAATCTAGACGCCGGGTCCAGCATAAAAACTCTGTCGTGATAGATTACGTTGCTAACTGCGTTGATAGCCCAAACTTCATCAAAGTTGTGGCCATGTGATTTAGCTAAACAATATTCAAACCAAGATCTACCTAGTCCGACTATTGCTACTGTTTTGCCTTTTAATTTTTCTTCGATCAAATTATGTTACTTGAGAGCGCAGTGAATCATAGCGATACTCGTCACGTCTGCCTCTAGCTTCCGCCCTGTTCTTGAGTCTATCTATTTCAGCCATAAATCTAGCTTCGTATTGCTGCTGTATGTCTGGCTCCCCTTTCATAAACGTATATGCCTCTGCTAGCGCTCCGTACAACAAGGCATTTCTAGCGTTGTTAGATAGCCAAGTGCCTGTTGTGCTAGATACTAAACTAGCAGGTTTATACAAATAGTGTAGCTCTACACTGTACGAGCTGTCTGGAACAGGAGCCAATATTATTGTGCTACCGTTATCAGAGCCCGTTGAAAGTTCTTTATCAAAGTCCGCGTAATACCTAGGTAAAGCTCGAAGCGAAGTATCGCTTGGATCTTTATTATATTCCTGCATAAAACTAGTGTGCTTCTTGCTTAAAAAGTGGTAATCGCTGCTGCCGTCTATAACAGCTAGTGAAAAGCTACTTACGAAATCGTCTGGGCAAGTTAAGAATCGATTGCCCGCTGTTACTGTTCCTTGTACGTTTTTTCTAAATACATCGAACTGAACCAGTTCAAATATTCTTTCTTCTGTGGTTTTTATGATGTCGTTCAACGTATTCGTAAACGTAGTCTCACTATTCTCTACGTAATTTTGAATTAGCGTTTTAAATTCTGTTAACGTCATATCAAGGTGTATTAGCTGTACCACCCATACCAGAGTGGTTTGTACAGTAATAATATAATGTTGGCGCCCCAGAAGCTACCGTTATTTGAGTGTACGCGCCTGAGCTACCCGGTGTTCCGTTTGTTGTTACTCCGGTGGTGTACTGAGAGCCTCCGCCGTGGGTACCGTCTGATGTGGTAGAAAATCTAAGCGGATGTCCGCTATTACTAGAATCTGATTGATCGAATCTGTACGTGCTGCCCTCGCTTAAAGTTACGGTCGCTTGTCTAGAACCATTAATGTAATACTTATTAGCTCCGTAGTAACTGGCTACTGTTACTGTGTACACAGTATCTGCGGTAACGCTTACTGAACCTAGAGCCGATGTAGCTGCTTGACCGCTAACACTTACCGTATCTGTAATAGATCCTGATATGGTTACAGTTCCCAAAGAAGCCGTAGCCGATTGACCTGTAGCGGTTAAAGGGTTATCTGTTATGGTAACGCTGCCAAGTGCTGTAGTGGCTCCGTCTAGGCTAAACGGACTGCCTACTATATCGTTGGTTGATCGCATGTCTGTACCAAGAACTCTAACGATACCTTTATCAAAACCTTGATCCCCGGTTCTAGGATCCGGTCTTGGATCTCTTAGTGCTTCTGGATCGGCTGGTTGCGGTCTTGGTTGTAGCTGCGGGTGTTTAGGACTGTAGTCCTGCGGACAAACTTTTAGTCCGTCCCATTGTTTTCTAAGTTGGTTTAAACGATATCTCTGTCCGCAAATATCGCAAATGCCGTATGCTTTTTTACCAACTGCAAAAGGCATTAAATAATAGTTCTGTTAGGCAAGAATCTTGAACTAACACTATCTATGTCCTCAAACGCTGCCCTATCGAACTCCTCGTCGTAAATTTGTTTCATTATCTGTATCTTCTCTGGCGCTCTTTTCATAGCTATGTAGTAAGCCAGCCCGGATACCATGCACGGTATAAACCTAAATACTATTTCCATGTTGTTGGTATAGTCACCGACGTCTTGTATTCTGGTTAGTGCGTTGTATTTAACTACGTCAGTAGAGTTTTCTGGTGTTGGAAAAAGTTTGATTTCCGGAGTTGTTTGTCTATCTAAGAAAAACTGATTAGGTCTAGCCTGTAAAGTTTTTTCTGGGGTAAACAAATAATCCGATCTACTAATTCTTTCTAGTTGTATATCTGTGCTGCCTCTTGTTACGACAGCTTCTGTTACATCAATAATATCTGTGTCTAAACTGTAGCTTGATGTGCCTTGAGTAACGGTAAAACTACGCTGCGCTACCGTCCATTGATTCAAACCACGATTAGCCCAATCGGCCATCATAATGTTTAAAGATCTTCTAGCCGTATCTAAATCGTAGCCTGTTCTAAGTTCTAACCCACAACGTTCGTACGCTTCTTCGATAAGCTCGTCTATTGTTAAGTCAAATCCTGTTGATCCTGAAGTAGCCATATTGTTTCCTTTTGTGGTGTAACCGGGCAAGAACAGTTGCCCGGTTACTCAAACGATCACAAATATTCTCTCTTTAGAAATGTTTTGTCAAAACTAAAATGATTGAATAAGCATCACCATCTGAGTGTCCCACCGTTGTAAAGTCTAGATCTCCTGTCTTACCTGATCCAGCATTGTTAGGAATACCTGTGAATAAATCGTAGTATTCGTCACCTGTGCTGTCCGCTGGTAAAGGGATTGCTAATACGTTAGTTGACGCATCGAACTCGATGTCAACTCCCATACCTCTGCACGCCCAGTAGATTCTTGAGATAGTAACAGCTGTGCACGAATTACCGTCACTGTCTGCTGCTAGTGCTGAAACATCTACTTTTTTAACAGAAGCCTCTCCTGTTCCGTCAGACTCGTTTGTAAACTTCAAGATGGCAGTTCTACCGCCATCTTGAATAGTTTGACTTGTTACTGTATCAGCCATAATTTATCTCCTATTACGCGTCAGCAAATGGAGTAACTATAGTGCCTGAACCTAAGATGATTCCTTCTACTGCATATTTAGCAGAAGCCATAGCAGTTACCTTAACGATACTGCCTGCTAAGCCACTTTTATGGATCGTGACTGGGAAAC